GCGCGAAGGAGTACGGGCGTGGATACGCGTAGGGGACTTAAAGACGGGCGATCAAATGATAGCGGTTGTTCAACCCCCGGCTGCGAGCGCCCATACAAGGCTAAAGGGTTGTGCAAACTCTGCTACAGCAGAAAACTGCGAGCAGATGGGCGGCTTGGGCAGGGTAAAAAAGAACACTGGGGAAAGTGGCGTGGAGCGGCGTGTGCAACCGAAGGTTGCGGACAGCCTGTTAAGTGCGCAGGCCTCTGTCATAGCTGCTACGGAAAGGCTTCTTGGCGCTCTGGAAAGCACCGCCTCACTGTTGAACAAAAGCGTGAAAGCCATCTCAAGTACAGGTACGGAATTTCTACGGAAACTTACGACGCTGCGCTTGCGGAGCAGAACGGGCTTTGTGCGATCTGCAAGCAGCCGCCAACAAGAGAGAACTCAAGGGCTGGACAGGAGTCAAAGCTGTATGTCGATCACTGTCACGACACCAATAGAGTCAGGGGACTTTTGTGTAACGACTGCAACCTCGCAATCGGTAGGGGAAAAACACCCGAAGTACTCGAAGCCGCTGCCGGATATCTACGCTACCACGCCCGATGCGATTGTTGAAATTGTCGAAGATGGGTACGAGCCTGTTTTTGACATGGAAGTGGAGCGTACCGAGAACTTTATCGCTAACGGCGTAGTAAGCCATAACACACGATGGGGGCGACGCGACCCTATTGGGAGAGCATTGCAGTGGGCGGAGGACAATCCGACCTCTCCGCAGTGGACGGAGGTGCGGTTCCCGGCTATTCTGCCATCTGGCAAGTCTCTTTGGTCGGAACAATGGCCCATCGACCAGCTTATCGCCAAAAAGGCCTCCATGCTGCCTCAGTTCTGGAGCGCGCAGTACATGCAGGAGCCGACCAGCGAGGAGGGCGCGCTGGTGAAGCGCGAATGGTGGAAGATGTGGGAGAAAGAGAAGCCCCCCGAGGTCGAGTTCATCATTCAGGCGTGGGACACTGCACACGAAGCCAAGACCCGGGCCGACTACAGCGCCTGTGTGACGATGGGGGTGTGGACGACAGAGGACGGAGAGAGCAGGATCATCCTGCTGGACTGCATCCGGGGCCAGTGGGAGTTCCCCGACCTGAAAGTGAAGGTGATGGAGCAGTGGAACGAGTGGGCCCCAGACTGCCTGATCGTGGAGAAGAAGGCCGCAGGCGCGCCGCTGATCCAAGAACTCCGGCGCATGAATATCGTGGTGCAGGAGGTCTCTCCCTCACGCAAAGGACTCGGGGTGTCCAACGACAAGTACGCCCGGATGAACGGAATCACGCCTCTATTCCAGTCGGGGCTGGTGTACGCGCCAGACAAGCGCTGGGCGCACGAGTTGATCAACGAAGTCGCAGAGTTTCCTTTTGGACAAAATGATGACCGTTGTGATTGTGTGCAGATGTGCCTAGTCCGTTACAGGGATGGCGGGTTCGTCCGGCTCCCGACCGATTACAATGATGTAGAAGACGACTTCCGCGCACGCCAGCGTGTTTACTACGGCTAAGGACACCTATGTCAATCCAGAAATCCACGAACCCCGCCCCGCTTGGCCTTGAGGACATCCTCGATACCTCGATACCAGAAGACTTCGAGTTCAGTGTCGAGGGCGACGCTGACTCAACGCACGTAGTGAACGACGACGGTAGCGTCACGGTACTGCTGGCTGCACAAAGCACGGGGGCCGACGACGTGCACGATGCGAATCTCGCAGAGCACATGCCTTCAGGGGAACTGAGCACGTTGAGTTCTGAACTGCTGGCGCTGGTAGAGGACGATGTGGGCAGCCGTAAGGACTGGGTAGACACGTATGTCAAAGGACTGGAAGTACTGGGACTCAAGTACGACGAGCGCACGGAGCCGTGGGCGGGGGCTTGCGGGGTGTACTCTACGGTACTTGCCGAAGCGGCGATTCGTTTCCAGAGCGAGACGATCATGGAGACTTTTCCGGCAGCGGGTCCGGTAAAGACGGAGATCATCGGGGAAGAGACGCCCGACAAAGTAGAAGCAGCCGCGCGCGTGCGCGACGATATGAACCACGAGATCACCGAGGTGATGCAGGAGTATCGCCCCGAGCACGAGCGTATGCTCTTCTCCCTTGGCCTATCTGGGGCCGCGTTCAAGAAAGTGTACTTCGACACCGCGCTCGATCGCCAGACCTCCATTTTTGTACCTGCGGAAGATGTCATCATCCCGTGGGGGGCCCCCAGTGCACAGACTGCTGAACGTGTTACCCACGTCATGCGCAAGACAGCCAACGAGGTGAAGAAGCTTCAGGTCGCAGGGTTCTACCGCGATATCGAGTTGGGCGACGCGCCCACGATAAGCTCCGACATCGAGAAGAAAAAAGCGGAACACCAAGGGTACACCCTAACAAACGACGATCGCTACCAGTTCCTTGAGATTCAGGTCGACTACGATCTGCCGGGGTACGAAGACCCAGATGGTATTGCGCTGCCGTACATCATCACGATAGACAAAGGCACCGGCGAAGTACTGTCCATCTACCGCAACTGGGACGAAGAAGACGGCGGCAAGCAGAAGCAGCAGCACTTCGTGCAGTACACATACATACCCGGCTTCGGTGCCTACGGACTGGGCTTGATACACCTTATAGGTGGATACGCTCGTGCGGGGACCAGTATCCTGCGCGAGCTTGTTGATGCAGGCCAGTTGAGTAACCTGCCCGGGGGACTGAAGACCCGCGGAATGCGTATCAAGGGGGACGACACACCTGTTGGTCCCGGCGAGTGGAGGGACGTAGACGTTTCTGCGGGTGTGCTGCGCGACAACATAATGCCGCTCCCGTACAAGGAGCCGAGCCAAGTTTTGGCGGCACTGCTGAACCAGATCACCGAAGAAGCACGCAAGCTGGGTGCTATCTCGGATATGAACATCAGCGACATGAGCGCCAACGCCCCGGTGGGCACAACGCTGGCAATTCTGGAGCGCACGCTGAAAACGATGTCGGCGGTGCAGGCACGGGTCCACTACTCCATGAAGCAGGAGTTCAAGCTGCTGGCCCGCATAATTCGGGACAATACGGAGGACACGTACACGTACGACCCCGTAGACGCCGATCGCAGCGCCAAGCGCGCCGACTACGATATGGTGGAGGTGATCCCCGTCAGCGACCCCAACTCCGCCACTATGGCGCAGCGGATCATGCAGTACCAAGCGGCGCTGCAACTGGCCGCAGGAGCGCCTCAGATATACGACCTACCTATTTTGCACAGGCAGATGTTGGAGGTGCTGGGGATCAAGAACGCAGCAAAGCTGGTGCCTATCGACGACGACATGACACCGCGCGACCCGATCAGCGAGAACATGGCATTTTTGACAGGCAAGCCGACAAAAGCTTTCCTAATGCAAGATCACGATGCGCATATTGCGGTACATCAATCTTTCATGCAAGACCCGATGATTGCGCAGGCGATGGGGCAGAATCCGATGGCGCAGCAGATGGCAGCGGCCATCCAGGCGCACATAGCGGAACACCTTGGGTACTCGTACCGCCTCAAGATTCAGGAACAACTGGGAGTCAGCTTGCCGATGCCAGATGTGGAACTGCCTCCCGAGATCGAAGTACAGCTATCCCGTGTGGTGGCGCAGGCTGCCCAGCAGCTACTGCAAGTCAACAAGACCCAAGTGGCGCAAGCACAAGCCCAACAACAGCAGCAAGACCCGATTATCCAGATGCAGCAGCAGGAGTTGCAGATCAAAGGCCAAGAGGCACAGATCAAAGGCCAGAAGGTGCAGGGCGAGTTGCAGATCAAACAAGCAGAGCTACAGCTTAAACAACAGGAGGCTGCGGCAGCGAACCCGGCAATTGCACAGCAGCTAGCTGCGCAGCAAGCCCAACAACAATCTGCGCAGGGGCAGCAGGCACACCAGCAGCAGTTGGCTACACAGCAGCAGGCGGCTCAACAGGCCCAACAGCAGGCGGCTCAACAAGCGGCAGCCCAACAGCAGGCGGCTCAACAAGCGGCAGCGCATAAACACCAAGCGCATGTACAAGGATTGACGCACAAGCAACAGCAGCACGAGGCGCGGCTTGAGATGAATCGACAGCAGGCTGCACAGCGTGTCGCTGAGAAGAATGCAACGAAAGGCAAACCATGAACGAAGAAAAAAGCGTGCTTGGGCTGCTGATACAGCAGATAGAGACTGAAAAGGAAGTCCTCGCAGACGTACTATTTAGGGGTACGGCACAGGATTTCCCGCAGTACAAGGAGCTTTGTGGAAAAATTTACGGTCTGACGCTGGCACAGCGCATCGTGACGGATATGGAAGAACGTCTGCGCAGACAGGCAGAGTAACGAATCGGCAGGGTTTTCTGGGGTTCCCGCCGGTTTTTATCAACCCCATGCGTAAAAAGGATACCTATGAGTAAGATACTTTTGCCTGAGAGTTTCGCGGTCGTCGAGGCGCTTATCAACAAGCCCGCAGCCGAACCCGCCGAAAACAAAGCCTCGCAGATACCAGAGCCTAAAACGTACCATTTACTGTGCATGCTACCGCAAGCCAAAGAAACGTACGACAGCGGTATCGTTAAAGCGGACAAGACCGTTCAGTACGAAGAGCTACTCTCCCCTGTACTGTTTGTCGCCAAAATCGGACCCGACGCGTTCAAAGACGAGAAGCGCTTTCCAAGCGGGCCGTCCTGCAAGGAGGGGGATTTCATCGTTGTTCGCCCAAACTCGGGCACTCGGATGAAGATTCACGGTACCGAGTGGCGGATCATCAATGACGACAGTGTCGAAGCAACGGTCGAAGACCCAAGGGGAATCCAACGTGTCTGATACAAACGAAGAAAAGAATGCATACGAAGTCGAAGACGGCGTCATCTTGGACGGCGACACCAAGATCGAAGTTGTTGACGACACCCCCGCGGTAGATCGGGGCAGGACTCCAGCGGTAGCTCCGCCCTCGGATGTTACTGACGAAGAACTTACACGCTACTCTGACAAGAAGGTTCAGGAACGTATCTCCAAACTGGGTAAGGGCTACCACGAAGAACGCCGTGCCAAGGAAGCGGCGTCCCGTGAGCGCGACGAGGCAGTTCGTGTGGCGCAGGCTGCGGTCGCTGAGAACCAGCGGTTACAGGGCTCTTTAGCCAACAACCAGAATGCCCTACTGGATCAAGCCAAGCGAGTAGTGCAGTCGGAGATCGACGAGGCCAAGCGCGAGATGAAAGCCGCGCAGGAGGCTTTTGACACGGATGCTATTGTTGAGGCACAGGACAAACTGACTACTGCAAAAATCAAGGCGGATCGCGTAAATAATTTTAGGCCACCTACTGTACAACCGCCTAGAACTGTGGTACAAACTGCGCAACAGACACCTCAACCGGTACAACTGGATGCTAAGACTCAGGATTGGCAAGATAACAATCAGTGGTTCGGACAGAACCGCAAGATGACTGCATATGCACTGAGCCTCCACGAGGATTTGGTTGAGACAGGAATCCAAGTCGCCAGCGATGCGTATTATGAGCGCATCAATGAAGACATCAGGAACAGATTCCCAGAAGCATTTGCTGGAGAATCCGCTGGAGCAACACCTTCCCAGCGAAACAGGTCAAATGTAGCGCCAGCTTCGCGTAGTACAGCCTCTCGTAAAGTCGTACTTACACAAACGCAGGTAAATCTCGCCAAACGTCTTGGGCTTCCTTTGGATGTCTACGCGCGTTCGGTAGCGGAACTGAATAGGAATTGACATGGCAAATGAACGTATACCACGAGAACTCGAATCCCGTAAGAGCATGGAGCGCCCTGCAAAATGGTCGCCACCACAAATGCTACCCGAACCGAACCCTGAACCGGGCTTTGGTTTCCGCTGGATTCGTTTGAGCACGTTGGGCGCAACAGATGCCATCAATGTTTCTAGTAAGTTACGAGAAGGTTGGGAGCCTGTAAAGGCGGCGGATCATCCCGAGATTGTCACTATGGGCGCAGGCAACAGCCGCTTCCCTGATGGCATCGAAGTGGGCGGTTTGTTGCTATGCAAGACCCCGATTGAATTTACGGAACAACGTGATGCGTACTATCGAAACATCGCCGGTTCGCAGATGGAGTCCGTAGACAATAACTTCATGCGTGAAAATGACCCTCGTATGCCGCTTTTCCAAGAGCGTAAATCCGAGGTGAAATCTTTCGGTAAGGGTATTTAACTTTTATAGGAGACACTTATGTCTGCTGTCGCTTCTCCCTACGGCTTTAAAGCCGTAAACCGGATCGGAGGTCTACCGTACGCTGGTAGCACCCGTTCCTTGGCCTTCGATCCTGCTGGCTATGCAGCCAACGTGTACACCGGTTCGCTGGTGTACATCAAAAGCACGGGATATCTGGAACTGGTTTCAGCTACCGGCGCGGACGCCACTACCAACTCTTGGCCTGTCGGTTCTACTGACAATACCGGAACTATTGGTGTGTTCGTTGGCTGTTCGTACACCAACTCTATTGGCCAGACCGTGTTCAGTCAGTACTACCCATCGAGCGCGCTCAACGGCGTAGCCTACGTGGTAGACGATCCTGATTGCGTGTTCCAAGTCCAGTCCGCTGGAACTGTGACTATCGCTGCTTTGGGCGCGAACTTCTTTATGACAACGGGCGCGGTTCTTACTGGTAGTACAGTTACTGGCAACTCCACTGCTTCTGTCGTAGTGGGTTCTGCTGCAATTCAGACTACCGCACCGCTGCGTTGCATTGGCTTTGTTGATATGAAGGGGTTCTCTGTTGTTGGCGATGCCTACACGGACATTCTCGTCAAGTTCAACCCGGGCTGGCATTCGTACAACACCGTTAAAGGAGTTTAATCATGGCAATTTCTCGTGCCCAACTACTGAAGGAACTCCTTCCCGGCCTCAATGCACTGTTCGGCTTGGAGTACAAGCGCTACGGTGAAGAACACAAAGAGATTTACGAGACTGAATCTTCTGAGCGTTCGTTTGAGGAAGAAACGAAACTGGCTGGCTTCGGTGCCGCACCTGTCAAAAACGAAGGCCAAAGCATCGCTTACGACAACGCGCAAGAAGCATGGACGGCTCGTTACAACCACGAAACAATCGCTTTGGGCTTCTCCATCACGGAAGAAGCAGTGGAAGACAATCTGTATGACAGCTTGTCCGCTCGCTACACCAAGGCGCTGGCTCGTGCTATGGCGTACACCAAGCAAGTCAAGGCTGCTGCCCTCCTGAACACCGCGTTCACGGGCGCTGGCAACCCAACCTATGGTGACGGTAAGGTACTGTG